CTATCGTGTGTCCATTCATTCCACCAATCTCTTTTGATGATAGAACCTTCTTCTGCGGTCGGAGTTTGCATCCATTGAGCATTCCATTTGATACCAGGCAAAGAAGCTTTGACCTTGAGTAATTCGTCTATCGGCCAAAACTCAGGCCACAAAGGTTTTTCGGTATCAGGAAAGATAGCGGGAAACTCTATTACTTCCCATTGATCAGCCATAGGCTCTTTTTGAGCATCAAGCAATCTTTGTGTTAAATCTATTTGACTCCAACGAGTCATAACCAAAACTATAGCTCCTTTTGGTTGTAAACGTTGACGAGGTCCAGAAGTGTACCATTCCCAAGCGCCTTCCATAGCATTCATACTAAGAGCATCTTGTTCAGAATGTGGGTCATCTATTATCAGCAAGTCAGCACCACGA